GTTCAATCGGTTCAGCAGGACAAGTTCTAAAAGTAAACGCGGCAGGTTCCGCATTAGAGTTTGGTGCAGAGGGCGATATCTCTATTACAAATTTAGTAGCACCAACAAACGCAGACTTAACTTTTCAAACATCAGGTACAGGAAATATATTACTAGATGCCATCACAGTCAATGGCACAACATTAAGTTCTGCAGATTCTTCATTGATCACAATAGCAGAAAACCTTGATGTAACAGGTACTTTAAAGGCGTCAGGATATACATTTCCATCATCAGACGGAAACGCGGATCAATTTTTAAAAACAGACGGATCAGGCACACTATCATTTGCAAATTTATCACTTGGAGATCTAACAATTATCGGTTCGACTATATCTGTTCCAAGCAACGCGGACCTTACACTTGACCCAAGTGGTACAGGAAACATCAAATTAAACGCAACAACTGACATAACTGGATCAGCAACGATTACAACCACTACCACTGATGATTCATTGACAGTAACGACAACAGAAAATTCAAACAGTGCCGCACCAGTCATCACATTAAAAAGAAATAGTGGAAGTCCGGCGGACGCAGACTACCTAGGTAGGATCAAATTCAAAGGTGAGAATGACGCAGATCAGGAAGTTCAGTATGGATCCATATCAGCAAAAATACTAGATGCTTCAGATGGAACAGAAGATGGTGCGTTAGAATTCAATGTCAAGAAAGCAGGCTCGAACAACATAGCAGTAAGAATCAACAGTGACGAAGTCAAATTATTAAACGGCACAGGACTAGAAGTTGCAGGTATCAATTATCCAAGTTCTGATGGATCTGCAGGTCAATTCATGCAAACAGATGGATCGGGGAATTTATCTTTCGCAAGTGTGTCAGTTGGTGACTTCTCGTTCGTAGGCTCAACAATGAGTTCTCCATCAAACGCAGATATAACTTTAGATCCAAGCGGCTCAGGTGATGTAAAATTAAATGCAAACACGGTTATCACAGGAAATTTAACAGTTTCAGGAACACAGACAACATTAGAAACAACAACATTGGTTGTTGAAGATCCACTACTAGAATTAGCAAAAAATAACTCAGGTGGAATTGCCAATACCATGGACCAAGGAATATTTTTCAATAGAGGATCACTTTCCAATGTTTCATTCTTATGGGATGAATCAGCAGATGAATTCGCTTTTGCCGTAACTTCAGGCGAAGATGGAACAACTACAGGAAATGTAACAATTGACTCATATGCGAACTTAAGAGTAGGAACAATGAACACAACTGGAAATGTTGTAATTGGTGAAGATGCAGTTGTAGTATTTGAAGGTGCAGACAGTAATGACTTCGAAACAACATTGACTGTGGTAAATCCATCAGCAGATAGAACAGTTAGTATACCAAATAAATCAGGCACACTTGCTATGGATACGGATTTAAATTTTCCTGTATCAACACTTGCGGCACACCCGGCTTCTACAGGAGATGCTGATTTAGGTTCAAATGTAACAGACGCAATACTAGACGCTTTTGGTGTTCCAGTTGGTGATATATACGACATGGTTGAGCCAAGAGGATCCACATCAACCGTCGATTTAGGGGCGTTTAGTTAATATGCTCATTACAATAAATATAAGCAACAAGGAAAATAGGAATTAAAAATGCCAACAGCACTGCAATTTAGACGGGGAACGACATCACAAAATAACTCATTCACAGGAGTTGTGGGTGAACTTACTGTCGACACAGATCTAGATACAATCATAGTACATGACGGATCACAAGCAGGTGGATTCCAACTCGTACAAAAAGATGCAGTACAGACTTTAACAAATAAGACACTTACGAATCCAACTATAAATGGTGGTACTTTCAGTGGAACATTTACAGGTGACATAAACCCTGGTACTGTAACAACAAACAACATTGTATCCAATGGCTCAAATGCAAACATCAGCATTCAACCTAGTGGAACAGGTGATGTACTATTAAGTGCATTAAGAGTAAACGGCACAACATTAGACAGTTCGGATTCAACAAAAATTACAATAGCAGAAAACGTTGACGTCACTGGTACATTGGCAGTAGCAGGTGCATTAAGTTCGGCTACAAGTTTAGCATTGGCCACAGGTGCAACAGTAACAGGTATCTTAGATGAAGATGCTATGGGAACAAATTCAGCAACACAACTTGCTACACAACAATCAATCAAAGCATATGTTGACGCACAGGATACCGCGATAGCATCAGACACTTTAACACTTACAAACAAAACTTTTGATGTTGAGGGGTCAGGAAACAGTATTTCAAACATAGATGTAGCAGATTTCAAAGCGGCCGCTATTGTGACAGAGTCAGAAGGCATCGGATCTAATGATAATGATACAACTTTACCAACGTCAGCCGCTGTAAAAGATTTTGTTGAAACACAGATCACAGCAGAAGACTTAGACGTTGCGGCAGACTCAGGAACAGCCGCAGTTGATCTTGATTCGCAAAGTTTGACAGTGACTGGAGGAACAGGAATAGGAACAACTGCAACAGGACAAGCAATAACAATAAACATAGACGCAACGGTGGCGACATTAACAGGTTCGCAGACTTTAACAAACAAAATTTTAACAAGTCCAACAATCAACACACCTACCATTACAGATGCGACAATATCTGAAATTACAACAAACAAAATCACATCCAATGGTTCAAACGCAGAGTTATCTATACAAGCAAGTGGTTCAGGAGATGTCTTAATCAGTGCATTAAGAGTAAATGGCACCACATTGAACTCGTCAGATTCAACAAAGATTACAATAGCAGAAGCATTAGACGTTACAGGTGCATTGATTTACAATGGCTTTACGATGCCGGATACAGACGGTTCAGATGGACAAGCGATCGTCACAGACGGTTCAAAAACTTTAACTTTTGCAACAGTAAGCACAGAGTCAAACGCTTCAGATGACACTACTGCAACTGCTGTAACACAATTACAAATCAGTAACAGTGCTAAGACCATTGACTCATTTGTATCTACTTTCCAAGACAGTGCATTGTACTACTGTGTATCAAAAGATTACAACACGGACACTGTCAACATACAGAAAGTTTCACTTTGCCATAACGACAGCGATGCATTTGTATCGGCAGTTGGTGCAAAATCAGGCACAAACGCGGCAGGCACAGACATGACAGCATTCACGGCGGCACTGACAAACGGTATCGTCCAGTTAAAGGCACAGACACCAAATGCGGCAGGTGGTGCAATATCTTTCCTACAGTTTGGATTGGGAGACAACACATCAGCAGGCTCATCAGGCAATGTGATTATAACACAAAACACAGATGTTGATTCAGCATCAGAGTCGCTTGTAAGTTTTGCTCATGCAACTTTCAGAGGTGCAAAATTATTCATATCAATTAACAACAATGCTAAAACTGAAGTTGGAAACATGGAAGCACTTGTTGTGCATGATGGCAGTGGTGCATATATTTTACCATACAATGGAATGCAATCAGGAAACAATCCACTGTTAACATTGACAGCGGCAATTGACGGAAGTAACGTTGTTGTTTCAGCGGCAGGTGGTGAAGCAAACTTGAGGGTTACTGTTTCTGCAATCATGTTGAAAGACACAATGACAGCGACGGGTACACAATTTGATAACATCCTTGGTATTGCTCCAGTAACAGTTTCTTCAACAGCAACAGAAATTGATGCCGTCCCGGCTGATACTAACAACGGGGCAGTGTATTACGTTGTAAGTAAAAATGCAACTGAAGGTGCTTATGCAGTACATGAAGTTTTCCTTGCATTAGGACCAGGAGATGCAACTGTGGCCAGTGGACCGTACGTCAGTACAAAGGGCACACACCAATTAGATTTCACTGGTGAATACAAAAGTACAGGAAAAAACACAGGTGCTTTGAAGGCTTCATCTACTTCTGGTGCATCAACTACTGTTAGTGCATATAGAATAAACGCATTAGCGAAATAACATCAAATCCTAATAAATACAGTACATTAACAACAATCATGCGGGAGATATGGAACCATGACAACACGTAACTTTAGAGTTAACAACGGTATAGAAGTTGGTGATATAGTAATATCAGCATCTACTAATAAAATAACAGGCGGAGCAACAGCGGCACCATCAGGTGACGGTGACTTTGCCAACAAGAAATACGTCGACGATTCAATCGCGGCAGTATCAACAACTGCAATTTCGCAACTTAACACATCAGTTGCATGTACAGACACAGGAACAAACGGTAAAGTCTTGATCTCTTGTGACGGTAATGCTGAATTAACAGTCACTGATTCAGGTGTAAGAATACACGGCGACTTGACAGTAGACGGAAGTGAAACTGTAATCAACACAGCGACACTATCAGTTGAGGACAACATCATCGAAGTAAACAGAAACATTTCATCTAATTCAGGAATGCCTGCTTACTCAGGATTAAAAATTAACAGAGGTCAAACATCAGCGGCAACAGAACAAGACTTGTTCTGGGTATGGGATGAAGGCTTCGCAGATGACGGTACAACAACACACGGAAATGCAGGAGGTGCCTTTACGGCATTGAGAGCATCAACAGGTACAGACAACCAATCTGAAATTACAGCAACAGAGACACAATTGGTTGACATTAGATGTAACGTGGTACACGCCCTAGCAACTTCGGCTCAGTACGCGGACGTTGCCGAGCGTTTCGAAGCAGACGCTCCTATGGCAACTGGCGCAGTAGTAATGGTAGGTGGTTCAGCAGAGATCACAGAAACAACAGCAGAATTATCTGATCAAGTTTTTGGTGTAATTTCTAGTCAACCAGCATATGCCATGAACGCGGCGGCAGGTAACAACGACTCACATCCTTACGTTGCGATGACTGGAAGAACTCCAGTAAGAGTAACAGGTGAAGTAACTAAAGGACAAAGATTAGTTAGTTCAACAGTAAAAGGTTGTGCAAGAGCGGCCGCAACAGGTGAATCATATTCACCATTCCATGTTATTGGTAGAGCATTAGAAAGTTCAACAGACGCAGGAATCAAATTGGTAAACTGTGCAGTGAGAACAAACAACTAATAAATAATTTTACTTTTTAGTAGAACATAAAGGGCGGTGGAAACATCGCCCTTTTTTTTTATGACTTTACAAACAGACGGCACAGATAAAAATGGCAACTATGATATTCTTGATGAATATCTGCGTGGAAAACATTTACGCAGGTTAATAGACATTGGTGCATGGTGGGGGCCATGGTCGCTGTATTGGCAATCCCGTGCAGAGAAAATTGAAATTTTTGAACCAAACAAAAGGATCTTGCCAATGTTAGAAAATAATATTTCAGAATTTTCTAATTGCACACTGCATAAAACAGCATTGGGTAACTGCCATGGAACAGTGTCAATGGAGTATGAATCACACTCTGGAACGAATCATATCACGAAATTAAGTGGTGATGTCGATTTAACAACGCTAGACAGTTTCAAATTTGACAACGTGGATGTAATAAAAATTGATGTTGAAGGATATGAAATTTCGGTGCTTGAAGGTGCGAAAGAAACAGTGCTGAGAGAGAAACCAATAATTCAAATAGAAGCAAATAAGTCGGGAGAAAGATACGGAAATACTAAAATTGACATACTTGAAATGCTTTCAGGCTGGGGAATGAAAAGATTAATTAAAAAATGGCCAGATCAGGTATGGACGTTTTAAACAATTAAATCGAGAATGGTTTGAAGTTTACCTTTTATGCTTTTGTTGTTAAGAGTGTTTCTTAAACCCATGTGTAGATTCTTAGGCCAACACTCAAAAGCAGTCCAACAGTATCCTGAATGTTCTCCGTTTAGTTTAGGAATAAATTCTGTTTCTAGTGCAATTAGATAGGTGTGAAAATAAAATTTTTGATCGTTTGATGTAAACATTTCTAAAGGAATTACTTTTTTGAACTTAGGTGTTGCACCAACTTCTTCCTCAATTTCTCTCTTTAGTCCTTCAAACGCACTCTCAGAATACTTGGCCTGCCCACCGACCAATCCCCACATGCCTTGTGTTTTCTTTGCTGTCCTCTGCAGGAACAAAAAACGTTTGGTGCTAGTAGAATAGAACAACGCTCCAGAACAAATTATATTTTCTTTCATAATATATTATAACAATTTAACAAAAAATTATCAAGGAGTAGTAGCATCTTGGCCAGATGCATCGTCATTTGCCACAAATCCACCATCAAGCGTGATGCTCCAATTACCAGCAGTGTACACGCCTTCGTATGATTTAACCCACTCTGTGCCATTGAATCTATACTGAATGCCTGTGTTCAAGTTTGTTACATAGTGTTGTGTACTGTCCGGGTCTGAGGCGTCAAAAGCGATGTTCCATTTGCTTGTGGTACCGTTGTATTCTATGATATCACCAACGCTGGCAACCAAACTGCCCCATGTTGCACTCTGAAAGGATGCTGATGAATCTCCAACATCATTGATGACAAGATATCTGTCACCGTCTGTGGGAGTGCCTGGATCAAACGTTGCAGGGTTAATAATTTTCTTGACTGCTGTAAGTGTGCTACTAGGTATTGTGTCATCATCTATGCTGTATAATAGTATTGTGTCGTCTAGTGTGGTTGTAGCAATAGTGCCTATAACTTCGTTGCCATTTGGTTGTGTCAATCTTATCTGTGATGTACCATTAGTCACTTTGCCGTATTGATCAAGCAAAATTTTCCAGTTTAGTGCAGGACCAAAAGTTTCAAACGGGTCCGCTAATCCCGGATCATTTGCCCCTGAATAGTAGCCATCTCCACCGGATTTGGCACTTACCCCTGTTGTTCCTAAAAGTCTCAATTGATTTCCTGAAACTAACAATCCAAAGTTGTTTGGTGTGACATAACTTCTTGAAACAAGATCTCCGTCAATCAATCCTTTAGCCATTCCGCCATCATCATCGAAAATACTCATTATTAT